ATCAAAGTCTGGATAGATATATCGTCAAGCGTTTCAAGTTTAGAAGGGTCGGTTAAATTATCTGTCATAATCATGTTCATCACAGGTTGTGCCTTCGTTCTCTCGCCCTTGCAAGCTTTTATCGCAAACATCACAAGTTTTAGGTACAGGACGATTACGATAGTATTGCTTAAGCTTGGCTTTGATATCTTCCATCATGTGCTCTTTAGAATGAGCTTCTCCAGAAATCGGTAGCTCACGGCATCCCCAAGCAATAAAGACCATGGCGGAGCTGTGAGAATCGATCCGATAGTAAAAGGTCATGTTTTGGTAGATGAAACTTACTGACATAGCTCTAAAAGTTTATAACAAGATTCATCCTCATTGTCCTCTACCCAAAACATCCATCCCTCTAACCAATCGGTTTCATCGTAATCAATCCAGTCACCTGATCGGTCTCTGTTTATTTCGGCTAGTATTTCGGACATAGTCCAGTCTCTAATTTGGTTTGTTTCTTTATTAAGTATTTTCACGGTCAGGTAAGGTTTATGCGTTAATGTCTTGAACATAGTATTGAGTGACACCTGACAAGAAATTAGTCAAAGCAAGAATCTTTACACCTTGATTGATGTAGATACTCCACTCTGATAACTCATTCTGCCCATAATCATGCCATGTCTTTTCGTCATTCTGTTTTAATAACCAAAAAGCTCCTTCAGTGATTTCGACAGAGTGTTTAAAGTCTAGAGGTTTACACATTTTTTCAATGGCTGATGGATTTTGTATAGTTTTCATTTGTAAGTTCTGGTAGATAAAAGATACGCTCATTCGCTTTCGGGCAGGTAAGATTTAAGAGCTTCAACTGGACACGATTTTAAAAGCGTTTCCAGTGCCGTTGTGTCAGCGTATTGCAGAATATCAATATCGATTTGTTTTAAAACTTTTTCTATTAATTCTTGGTTCATGATCGTTTAATTAATTGGTTATCAAGTTGAATATCTTCCGTTACATCACCTTCTTCATCATCGGTACGCCATCGCTTAACGATAACCTCACCATCGATTGAATCGTCAAAGTAGTAAACATAGTTGCCAATGGTAACATAAAGAGAATTTTGGGTTGGTTGGTTTATTTTCATGTCGCTACGCTCCAACGCATTCTCTCTCTACGCTCGCAGAATGCTTTTGTTTCTCTTTCAAGTTTTCAATACCTCGTGCAATAGTTGTTTCACAGACATCATTATTTCTCACAGCTTGCCCTAAAAAATCATGCGTGGACTGATAAGAGGTCTTAACAAGGTTACCTTTTGAATCGTATGTTTTAAAGCATTCTGTAATGGTGCAAACCTTAGCGTGTTTTCTCATTGGTAGGTACTGAGTGCCGATTGGATATTTCATTTTGATTGATAGTAGGTAAGTAAGGTTAAGAAAAAAGTATAAGCCCAAGAATAACAAACCAACTTGCACAGCACATGAGCACAACGGAGCATTCTAGGAAGTTATCTAGTTTGGATGGCTTCATCCAGTTAAGATTGATTTGATTGTCGCGGAGTTTTTCTGTGGTAATTTTCATAAGATTAGATTCTTTTGATGGTTCTAAGGATAAGAGAACAAGCTTGTTGTAAAGCCCTAGTTTGAACATCCAACCAAGTTGAATTTTTACTAGGTTGCCACTCACCGCCACGCCTCGCTTTTAGTTCAGATGGCGAGCAAAGAGCTTCGGCAATGTCTGCGTCATAAATTAAGGCACAGCCTCCGTAACTATACTCTGACCAAGTGCGAGCACCGTTAAGAAGCTTTTCTTTGGTGATGTTTAAGCAATCGTCTAAGCCATCGATTAAATCAATAGCGTAGTTTTTAACACCCTTAGACCAAGCTGATCTGGCGTTGTGAGATTCTAAGGCGGAAATGATAGTTTCTTTGTTCATAGTATTTTGTTTTCTAGTGTTTATTGGATTTGATAGTTGATTAGTTAAGTCCTGTGATTTTTCGGACGATGTTCCAAGCTGTATCGCAAGGTTTGTCAAAGTCAATACCATGTTTTAACCATTGATTGTGAATCTTTCTTCGTTTGGCGTAGCTCGCATCTCTTAAATGGAAGCGGAAATCATGGTGCCAGAAGTAAGCTAGACCAATGTAATCAGGAGTCCTGACCAGTTCCTTGTCGAGTCTGAGAAGTTTTAAGTATGCCTCTGTTGAGAGAGCTTCTAAGTTAAGTATGTCTGTCATTTTGCTTTTTGTTTCTACACTAGCGGAATTGCCAGCGATATTGTCCCTTTATTCCTGATTTGATTAAATCTCGATAAGAAAATGCAAACCTAAGTGAATTACCTACAATTCTAATAGGTGTTATTAGTTCGACTAATCATCAATCAAGTGAGCTTTTAAGTTGATACTGAGACTCAATCTCAATCTTTCAATCGTTTCAAAAATAAATGAAAAAAGAACTTGGAAAGCGAAAAGAATACACAAGACCAAATGCAAGAAGATTGCGATTAGGCGGCTGATCAAAGCTCTGGGTTGATGACGCAAAAAGCCGGTAATATCTGTTGATTTGCGAAAAAATAAGAGCCGTTGAAGATGCAAGTTAGTTGCGATACTGTAAATCGATCTATATCAGAGGTTTACGCAAAGACTAATTAGACATAATGTGTATTATGCGAATCACTGCCCCCTCCCCTATAAAAAACTTACGGGTATGCGGGGGTAATTAACGCACGCGTATATAGCGTAAGCCTCTCAGATTTTTCTACCGAAACTTTCCTATACAGTCTTATAGAGTATATTTAAAAGCTCGGCTCAAAGTCATCCTCGTCTTCCTCTAACAGCTCTACATCACCCTCAAAGATAACATCATCTGTTTCAGTTAACACCGACAGTTTAGCGAAGTCCAGGCACCCAGCTATAGTGTAGTCGTTTAGATCGTACTCTCGTTTGAACCGGTATATTAGCTTTGCTAGTTCGTACTGGAAGGTGTCTGTTTGGTCATCTATATGCATGATTGTTATAGTATACAGCTATACGAGAATTTTTCATAGGTTAAACTACAACAAGATTCTTGACCAGTGTTTAAGCGGTTCCTAGAAAATAAGCTTTACATGTTTCCTTCGGCTACATAAAGTTATAATCAATACTTAGTATATATTAAGAGTATTGCAAGCAGCAGCTACAGCATTAGCTATAACTGATTACTGCTACAGCACCTCCCTTTAACAAGGGTTCTTTAGTAGATCACTTCAGTTAACATCAGATTAGTACAGCTCTATTGTAGTTCCTCATACATCCGTTCTTTCGGAACTAACTTTTAGTTGAAGACTAATACATGTTCTATAGCGAAGCTTTTAAGGATAGGTGTGTTTATAAATAAACCAGTAGCAGTAGCTATAACACACTTAGTGTATTTAAACTAACTACAACAGCACTATATATACAGAGCTAATAAAGGTTTGTTATTACATCCATAACTGAGCACTAACTTTGTTATTATTCTTATGGAAGCTGTTAACAAAGCTATCTAGTTCTTCTTGAAGCAGCTCTTGTTGTCTATCAATCATAGATTGGTTAACATCAGCAGCCATTTGCTGCACCCAATAACCAACAGCTATTGATAAAGCATCAAGACGGTCATCATGTACCAAGCTACCCTTATCTCTTGTTATCCTAGATAACTGATACATCAGCATGTACCTGGTTTGTTGTTCAATAGGATAGCTTAAGGCAGACCTGTAATCGTTATTTATAACAGTAGGGTCGATGATAAGCCTGTGGCTATTGAGTACAGGTTCAAGGGTATCTACTATCCTTAGCTCCTTCTGTTTGTTATGTCTGACTTCTTCTATAGTTACAGGATATGTTGTTCTAAACAGAGGCTTTATCAGCTCCATAAACATACCATCACCAAAGTTAGACTCTATCACTACCTTATTAACTTTGTTATCTTTAGCGATAGCTACAAGTTGTTGTAGGGTCTTAGTATCGTACCCGCCTCTTATCCCACCAGCATCCGGTACAAACAACTGACCATTTAACATCTTCACCACAGCGTACCCTGTTTCATCTTTACCACGACCAGATGGGTCAATAGATAGCACCGAGCCTGTGTACGGTATCATATCCCCAACAGTGTTAGCAGGTCTTCTGTATCTATCACCAGCCAATCCTACATTAGGTAACTCTCTATCACAGTTATCAGGGTCACTTGACCACACGATCTTTTCAGGAGCTACATCCACATCTACATCCATCACAACTAGGTCGTTAATCTTTAATGGGTATCTATCAGCATCCGATAGCTTAGGATTAAGCATGAACTGTAGAGCGTACCCCGTCCGACCGTACGACATCTTTCTTTCTTCCAGGTCGAGATCAGTAAACCGTAAGGGTTCTGTAGAAGTACCGATGGTCTCAGGTGTTATGTTATCCGCTATAAGGGGTGCTAGATCGCCTCCGTAGTTGTTAATAGCCTCGGTGTCGTCTGGATACTCTGAAGACCATATACGGCTCTTGTAGCCCCTCTCTCGCAGTTTGT